TTTGTAAGGCGTCAGGGTGTCCGGCCGTGTTTCCGACCTTTGGTAGCCATTGATCTGATCCCTTCTGAAGCTGGCACCTTGCCCCTGAAGGGAGATCCCCAGAAAGGTGTCCAGCGGTTTTTCGTCCGGAAGCGCGCTTCAATGCCTCGATGGGGCACTGAAACGCGCCGGGGGGACTCCGTCTATCCCTCAGCTTGCCTCGCTCAAGCCGAAAAGATCGGCCGCGACGCCGAGGCCCTTTTCGTTTTTCACCTTGAGCGTGCCTTCGCCGATGATCACACCCTTGTCGGCGTCGCCGGTCCGGGCAATGTCCTTGTCTTCCTGGATCTGCCGCAGCCAGAGGAATTCCAGCATGTCGGTATCGAGGAAGAAGGCGTTGCGCGCCGTGGTCGCATTGGCTGCCTGCACGCGGTTCGGATGGATCATGACGGTGCCGAACGGGCCTTCGTAGTAGTCCGCCGTCGCGATGATGGTGTTGCGTTCGCCGCCCTTGGAGACGGCATAGCGGAACGGTGCCACGTTGGCGTCCGACATGAAGGTGACGAACACGCTCTTGACATAGGGGGATACGCAGACGTGCCGGAAATTGGCGCCGCTCTGGTAGCCCTGCTGCATCACGTCGTCCAGTATCGCCTTGCTGAAGGCGCGCTGCGTGCCGTCGGTCGGGGCGACCGTCAGGCCGGTGGCCTTGTCGAAGCCGCCGTTTGCGCCGCCGGCACCACGCGACACATTGGTCTCGGTCCAGGTGTTGAGCGAGCCGAATTCGCGGGTGGCGCCGGCGACCGAAGCGTTGGTGTCGACGATCGCATATTCGACATCCTTGCGTATCTCGACGCCCTTCTTGAGCTTCTGGTACTTCCGTTTCTGCACGTTGCCGGCTTCGGAAACGACTTCCTGCGTGCCGGAGATGATCCAGTCCTTGCGCATGATCTGGGTATAGTTGCCCATGCGGTCAGGCGGCGTGATGGCGCCGAAAGAATATTCGTCGCCTTCGCTCTTGATGTTCGCCCCCGGAGCGGCAAGCTCGTCCGTCTCCCATTCGGGATGGATCGAAGCGCACTTGCCCTTTTCGATGAGCGAATAGATCGGGGTGTCCTCGGGCGTGATGCGGGATACCACGTCCGAGAGTTCCTCGCGGTTGCCGACGGCATCCGTGGTCAGGAAGGTATTGGCGAGAGCAGCCATGTTTTTCTGGTCCTTCGAATGCGCTTGCAAGGACGTTTTCGGCCTGCAAACGCGTCAAATGTTTGGGGATGGTTATTCGAAGTCGATCGCCATTGCGTCTTTGATCGACCCGGTTTTCGACAACCTCTTCATCGCTTCCCGGTTTTTTCGTGCTTGCGGATTTACCGGTCCGTTCGGCCTGGCTCTGGCCGTCACCGGCGGAGCGTTCGCCACCTTCTGCAGCGCCCTGTTCTTCGCCTGTTCGGCCCGGAGGCCGAGCATGGCGTAGTGCATGACCTTGAAATAGCGGTGATCGGTGACCGGCCGCATCTCCTCGGCGGAGAAGCCGAAGTCCTCGCCGGCCGCGAAGGCGTCGGCAAAGAACTTCTGGCGAGCCTCGTCCTTCGCGAGATGCGGAAAGGCTTCGAGCAGCTTTGAATTCTCGGCCGCGAGAGTTTCCTCGGTGGCGGCCCGGCTGAGTTCGTCGGCGACCTTGCGAGGCTCCTGTCCCATGCCGGCGAGCCGGTGCACATGCGTCAGGGCTGCGTCGTAGATAGCCTTCTTCCGGACGTATTCCGCCGGGTTCTGGATAGCCAGAGCCTGCGTCGGTTCTTCCGGCAGCTGTTCGATCAGGAATTGAGCGATGGCGTTCGCCGTGTCGGCGACGCGGGTTGTCATCGCCTCAAGATTTCGGCCCTTGTTGCCGAGCTCCTGAGTTTTGTGGCGGTAGTCGCGTTCCCGCAAATACCCCAGCTTCAGTTCCTCGAGCGGAACCTGCTCGCCACCTTTCAGGGTAATGATGGTGTCCGGGGTTTCGTTGGACTCCTCGCCCTTTTCTTCGGATTTGGGTGTCTCGTCGCCCTGGTCTGCGGGTTGGCCGGTCTCTTGACCATCTTCGCTGGTCTCACCCGTCTCGCTCGTCAATAGCCGCTCGCTCTCCTCCTCTTCGTCGGTCCCGCCGGACTCGGAGAACTCGAGGCTTGAAGCGTCATCGAGGGAAAGCGAGGGCCGCGCACTATCACTCTCGCCGGAAAACGGCGAGTTGGTGGTTGCGTCTGTCATGTCTGGCTTGCCTTTAAGGTTTCGCGCCGGCCCTATGCCGGAGCTTCCTTCCCGTCGGCATTGGCTTGTCCCTCGGCGAGGAACTTGAGCTTGCCGCGGAAATTCCGGATTGCCCGCACTTCGGCCGCAAAGGCCGCGCGGGTCTCGTGATCTGTGTGCTTGGCGTTCACGCAGCCGTTGACGGCCGCGGTTTCGAGCTCGTCCATCAGCAGGTGAAAGAGCGGCATGTCGATGAGCACGCGGGCGGCTGCGATCCTGTCTTCTGTCTTCATGTCAAACCCGGCTCCCGTCGAATGCCCGAAGCTGAGGGGGCCTGCGTGTCTCTTCGCCCCGCCTGCGCTGCCGGCAGGCGGACGAGGGGCCACACGCGCGTTCGCCCATCAGCAGGCGGCGACCTAAAAACATGAACGTTATCGATTCGAAGAGGCTTGAGCGGCTATTGCGCTGTCCACCCTGGCAGCCGGCGAAGAGCCCGCTACACGGTATGGTTGATTTCGGTCTTTGAATTGCACACCGGCTGCATCGTCCCGGCAACGCCACAGGTAAAATTCTAGAGAAAGAGCATGGGGAAGGCGAATGTGGGGCGAACGCGCGTCAGCCGAAGCCGACCGCCTGGATAAGTATGCTCTCGGCAGCATTTCAGCGGCAATTGACCTGCTACGGCGGTCAGCAGTGACGCACCCCATGCGGGCGAATTCGCGCGGCACTCCGACGCCGCGGATGAAGCACTTCCGCGCAAATACTTACAAGCGTTACCCCTTACGACCGGCCGGCCGAACCGCCGCGAACATGCTCAGCAGACCGCCCTCCAGAAAAGCGTAGGCCAGCAGAAAAACCATATTGTGCGGGCCGAACCAAAACAGAAAGTCGAAAACGCTCTCGAAGTACCACCGCCACGCCGCCTGATGAGACCTGGCCACGATTACAGAAGCGATCAACAGCGGTAAGCGATGCCGAAGTCGCACCCTCGGAAGAGGAACGAAAGAAAAGACGCATACAGAAGCCAACGATGGTGCCATATACCAATGAAAGAATTTGCCATAGGCAAGATCCATGAACGCAAACATGACGGCATAGCAAAACAGAACACGGATCGTATTGAGGGCAGCGTAAAGCATCGAACATCCTCCGGTTGGCTTCTTCGCTTACCTTCGGATTATGACCGCATTATGCTACCTTTGATGGAATTTTCCTAACTATCCCTCTATGGTTGAATCATCAAGGCTGCGGCATCCGCCCTACCTCACTTTGAAAGCAGCCGCCTCAGGCTCTCCGGATCACTCGCTTCCCCGACATGTTTCTTAAGCCGACGAAGCTGGTTATCCAGCCCGACCGGCCACATGGTCTGCTGAACCTCGCGAAATGGGCCGATCCCTTCTATCGCACCGCTGACAAGATACGTGCAATCTACATCACCTCCGCCGCCGGCGTCATCGGAGCGCTTGATTATTTCAGCTTCTTCTTCTGGAGTAGTGGGATATCTTCGTATGGTCACGCTCGGACCATCCCGCAGTTGATAATTGAGGTAATCTTCGGGGGATACGTCCGGGCCGTGAAGGGCATGTCCGCTTCCAATCTCCGGCGCCCTATAGCTGCCGGAAGGATCGTAGAGGAATCTTCCTTCGGGGTCGCCGTCATCCGGAATAATGAAAAGGCCGCTATGCGTATTGTTGCCGAGAAAGGGCCAGCCCGTTGGATTTGTATTGCTAACGACGTATGTCGCCGCCACCTCGGTGCCATTGCCTTGATTGCGCCGGCGCGAACTCGCTACATCGGGCGAAAACCCGGCAGCCGCCTCGCCGAAATCGCGGAGTTCCAGCGCCGAGGTCGTCGGAACTTCGCCATAGACATCCTGCAGTCCGCGTACTTGCCTTCTCATTCCAGGTATTCCTCCGACATGCGCCGCCCTCGGCGGCATACTGCTGACCGTTTCGGCTGTGGTCTGCTCGCGACGTCGTCACGCGGACGCTTGCGGGCCCGATTGAACGCCCTGCGCCGTGACCGTTCGTCAAAACTTCCGTGAGAATATAGAATTGCCGAAGATGGTACGCCGACCGTGTGCGCGAGAGTGCTGCCGGGAGCCTCTGACCATTGTAGTGACGGCTACCGTGGTTTACCCCGCTTGGGCCGCAAGACCGCCCGGGTCTCCTGATCCGTGATCCGCGCCTTGACGCAGCCGTCGATGGCCGCGGTTTCGGGTTCGCCCATCCGCAGCATTCCGGTGTTGATCGGCCTCGTTCTTGTTGTGCACCTCCCGATGTACGGCTACCCGAACCGTATTGGGTTGCTCACCGCGACAACGCAATGCCCACGGAACGTCCTGAAGCGAAGGCTGCACTCACCATATTTTGGGGGGTCGTATCTTTATGACGCCCGAGCCGTCGTAGACCACCGTATAGTTCTCCAGGTAAAAGAAGCTCCCCATTCCCAGAAGATACTGTCCATAATCCTGATATTCGTTTGGCCCGTCTCGCACGGTGGTGCTGATGTTCCCCCCGCCATGAGCCGGCAGCAGGAGACGTTGGAGGGCTTCGCCCGGCTCCAGGTTGAAACGCAACATGTGGCGCACCGGTTCGTCGCCGTAGTCACACACGTTGGGCTCCCAAAGCACCACTTCGACGGCGATTGCGTTGCTGGACCTGTTTGCGACATGAACGATGACTTTCCTCGAAAGGAGGTTGCTCAACATGAAGCCGACGAACAAGGAAACTAATAGAAACAGTCCCAATGTGTACTTGGCAATACGCAGCAATGTGCTTCGTTTAATCATCGTTTTAGCGCCTGAAACGGATCGGTGATTAGACGCCGTTTCTCCAGCTCACCGGCGACGAGGTCGAAGATTTGCTCGCGGCTTGCATCTTTATTAGCCGCTCCGATCCGTCGCCCGACCCTGTTGTTGTGCAGGTCCATGTAGACTTCGGGATATGGCCCTTTAGATGACCGTTCATGGGCATCGCCCAGCCTGGCGGCGCTCTCCTCGTCGCGTTGAGCCATCAATGCGCTCCAATAAGCGTGACGGAACGCATCACGGCAATCGTTGTGAGGGTTTTTGTTGGCGACGGCATAACCATTGCCCGGCGCGCATCCGGGAACGTTCAACTCTGGCGCCGCGGCTGAGGCGGTTCGTGAATCCCGCCATGCTGCAAGGCCGTTCAATGGTCCGGCACGCAAGGCGGTCTCATATTCGCCCATACCTTCGGACGACCACCCGAATTCCGCCGCCAGTTTTTCCCGTTGGAACTCGGCGAGCCCTCCCTGTCCCTTCTTGAAATAGCCTGGATACTGATAATACGCGGTTGCGGCGCCAGCTTCCGCTACGCCCAAAGGGCTGCTCACGTTCAATGGCTGGGTGCCTGCCGTCCGCCCTGCCGGCGACATCGGAGCCGGCGGTTGTTCCGCCTCGGCCAACATTTTTTGGACTATCCGCTTGCGTAAATGTTCGTTCATTCGGCCCTCCGGCAATGACCCCTGCGGGGTGCCGCCGGCCAAAAGCTCGGCGGCGCCGCTCTGACGTCCACGCGACTTCCCGATTCAATCTAATAGGCTTGAGCGCACCTCCCTGCCGCACGCGCTCAACTGCGTTCGGCAATTTCTGCTGATCGATCTGCGCTTCATTCCTGAACTGTTCAATCTCGGGATCCATTGTCATTACATCCATTCCGATTGCGGCGATTTTATGCTACCTGTAGTAGTATACGCAAGCGGCCCCGCCGGTCGCCCGCACCTTTTCTGCTGCCGCTTCGGATTTCATTGAAGCTTGTCCAGAAGAACTGTTGGAATATTGAAGGGCGTCGCCCGGCTCCGGATCGAAACGCAACAGGTGGCGCACAGCCGCCTGAAGCTCTCCAGGTCGATTGCCTCTCCGACATCTTTCTCTTTTTTCATCTGGCGGATCTGGTCGCCGAGTTCAGTCGGCCACCTGGGTTCCTGGGCTCGCCTCCCTGCATGGGCCTGCGCCCGCATCTCGAGCTCTGCATTTCCGGGACCGGCCTTTTTGGCGGCCGCCTGCAATCGCTGCTTTCCCCCAGCACCGGTTATCTGCCGCTCGAGAAGGCATCGCCACACGGAATAGTTGATTTCGGTTTTGTCCTGAACTACCTGTTGGGGCGCACAGCAACGCACGCGCGAACCCAAGGGCCGCTGGAGCAGCGATGAAGCGGAATATCCGGGAGGTCTCGAATTATGAAGAAAATGGCCGTGGCCCTCGATGTTGCCGTCTGCTTCATCCTCAACATCCTCGACCTTCTCATCTTCGATTTTTTACTGCATCGGACAGCCCGTATCGTGGTGCCGCTGTTCAGTTTCGGCGTGGTCGAGGTCGAGGCAATCTATGCCGACATCAACGGCTTCAACTGGCTGGGTTTCAAGCGTCTTCCCTCCGGCCGCCTGCTGCTCAACTCCACGATGAGCATGTTGGCAGGCGCCGTCTTCTGGCTGCTCTGCCTCCTTGCCTATCTAAGCGTGACGCGGACGTAGCGGTCTCCTATAGAACGTTCAATCCCGCCACTTGCTTTCGGCGTCACGTAATGAGGCTCTGAGGGTATTGCCCAAGCCCATCGCCGCTTCGTAAACGTCCCCTAAATCGCTTATTCGCTTCACCCCGGAATCCCCCCGATATGTGCCGCCGCCAGCGGCTCGCCGCCCAACAGTTGCGCGGCGTTTTGTTGTCGCTTCAGGTTCAGTTCGGCGTCGATCTGGTAGCGCGTGAGCGCGCCTTTTTGCTGGATTTCGACGAGCTTCAGCTCGCGTTCGATCTCCAGCTTCCGGCGCTGGTTCTCCGCCGTCAGCCGCGCCTTCGCGGCCTCGGCCTGCGCCTGCGCCTGCAGTTTCTGCATCTCGGGATCAGGCTTGTCGGCAGCCGCCTGCGTTCGCCGCCGAATCTCCTCCGGCGCCGGCTTGGTGAAGTAGAGGTCGGGCGACTTCAACCCCGCCGCGTCGACCGACTTGGCGATGCCGTTATAGAGATTGTCCGGCGAGACATAGGGGTTGTCCGGTCCCAGCGTCATCAACAGCTTTTCCTGCAGCTGCAGAATCATCTGGATCATCATCATGTCGCGTTCGCGCGTGCCGGCACCGAGCCCGGTATTGACGG